GGATCATCGAGACGGTCGATCGGATGATCGAGGAGGACTGAACTACCGGGGGCCGAGAGGCCCCTTTTTTGTGCCCGCCCTCAGGGCCCGCAGAACACGTTGGGCGATCCAGCCGCCACGCTGGTGCAGCCGGTGATCGCATCACCCACGCGGCCTGCGCCCTTGCCGTTCACGAACACGCTGGTGCTGCCCACCGCGATCGGCGCTGCGTGCGTCGGGCACGGCGCTGGCGGCAGCAGGTGCGGCGTGTTCACGTCGCCCTGGCGGCTCCACGCGATCCCGTTCACGAACACGTTCGGCGACCCCTCCGCCCGAACCATGCCCGAGCAGTGCGGGATGTCCGCATCACCGATCCTGGTTGCTGCTGGCACGCTCGATCTCCATCAACTGCTGCAGCCGGCTGTTCCACAGTGCCGCCTCGGCGTGCTGCTCCGGCGTGTGTGGCGCGGGTGGGATGTCCGGCTCGAACCGCACGACGTGATCGAAGGCGGCCGGCAGATCCTCCCATCGCTGGTAAGACCGCAGCACGCCGCCGACGATCAGATCGAACCGGCCCTGGCGGTAGGTCATGACGGCGGCCAGAGCTCGCGTGGATCCTTGCCGGTCGCCATCATCCGGCTCAGCCGCTCCGCTCGCTGGCCCACCTGCTTCGCCCAACGCGAGTCGAGCATCATCGTGGCCGCGGCCTGGTAGTCGCCGGCCTGGATCGTGGCCAGGGTGCGCTTGAACCCGAGCAGCCCGACGATGCCCATGTTGAAGGCCATGTCGAGCAGCACGCGCTGGCGCACCTCATCGAGCGTCGCCACCCAGGGCAGCGCGCGCAGCAGCTCACGCTCCTCGGCGGCGATGTCGTTGGCCAGCAGGTAGGCGGATTCCTCGCGGGTGATGCCGCGATCATCCAGGTTGCGACCGATGCCGATCGTCAGCTTGCCGGCGGTGCAGCGGTAGGGCTTGAGCCGCTCGCCTTCATGAAGGCGGAGCTGGCGCACCATCGCGTCGCGGTCGATCATCAGCGACGATCGAAAGGGAATGCGCGGCGCCCGGCTGCGAGCACCAGCTGCAGCAGGCTGTTGCTGCGCAGCTTGCTCATGCCGACCAGCTCGCTGGCGACGAACAGGGCGAGGCCCAGGTACTGGGCAGAGTGTGCGTCCATGAAGTCCATCGTGATGCTCCTTTCAGGCTAGACGTAGTGGAAATAGGTGCTGAGGATGTGCTTCGCCCCTGAGAGCGGCGGCCGGCCGGCGTGCAGCCAGGGCCAGAGCGGTGGGAACAGCAGCAGCGTGCCGGCCCTGGGGCGGATCGTCTGGCCCCACTGCATGAACTCCGTCTCGCCGCCCTGCTCCACGTCGTTGAGGTAGAGAAGCGCCGCCAGGAACCGCCGCGCGCTGGCGTGATCCTGCACGTCGACATGGGGCGCGAACTGGTCCTCGCCGCCGGCGCGGTAGCGCTTGATCCGCAGCTCCTCGAAGGCCAGCTCAGTGGGCCACTGCAGGCCGCTGATGCCGAGGTCGCGGGTGTACTGCTCGAACCATGGCAGCACCGCCTGGAAGGCGATGTCGTGCGCCTCCTGCCAGTGCTGCGTGATGTTCAGCTCCGCAAAGCTGAGCGCGTCGCCGGTGTGGATCAGGTGCTGGCTGGCGCGATCCTCGAAGCCATCGATCAGCTCCTGGCAGCGCCCGGCCGGGAGCACGCCGGGATAGATGCGGATCAGGTCGGAGAGTTGCATCAGGGCTTGGCGATGATCGCCCAGCCGGTGCTGGGCCCCTCGACCATCCAACGCGGGCCGAGGTTGCGGCGAGAGTACCGGAGCCGTGCGCCCCAGTTGTTGACGTAGGCGCCGCTCACCAGGTCGAGGTCGCCGAACGGGTCGTGCACGATAATCGCGTCGGCGTCGTAGCCGATGGCGCAGATCCAGTGGCCGCCGCCGGTGGGTGCGCTCACTGGCCCCTTGTGGAGGATGCCGATCGGCACCGGGATCCCTTGGTCAATCTGCTGCTCGATCGTGCGCCAGCTGGCATTGCGCACCAGGCTGGCCTCGATGCCGTAGGACTGCAGCGCCTTGATCTGGCTGGTCGCCTCGGTGGTGTCCCCGTACCTGAGCACCCGGCCGAGGTAGGCGTCGTCGCCGTTGGGGCCGGTCAGCGTGCCGGGCTTCATGGCCTCCAGCAGCATCGCGCAGCTGCTGCTGAAGCACATCCTCAGAGCGTGCTCAGTGGCGCTGTCGCGCTGGCTGAAGTACCGGACCGCGAGAGGGTTGCTCAGCGCCCGGGGCTCCTGCTGCTTCCCGGCTGCCTTCCATGTCTCGTACCAGGCCGCGTCGTCCTTCTTCAGGCTGGCCGGCATCGCCTCCCACAGCTGCTGCGCTGCTGCGCGCTGATGAGGCAGGTTCTTCCAGTGCTCGAAGAATGGAACGAGATCGGTGATCATCGCCGGAGCTCAGCCGGTGGATTGCCGAAGTGTAGTTGCGGGTCGATCGCCTGCCAAAGGAGCGGCGCGATCACGCCCACCGCCACTGCGATGATCACCCCCTGGGCGACCTTCTTCTCGACGTCGTTCAGCCGGCGGAATGCCTCTGAGATGTCCGTGTGCTTCTGGCTGAGATCGTTGCGCATCGCATCGAGCTTGCCCTCCAGTGTGCCGATCGCCCTGAGGATGTCCCCATGGGAGACCTCGTGTTCGCCTGCCATGCTGAACGCCCTGTCGTGGGGAAGTCTATTCGGCGACGCTCAACGGGCTGAGCCAGCCTGTAGATGGAGCAGTCGCATCGGTCCTTGAGGGGTGTTGATCTCGACGGCATAACCGCCGGCGCCGGTGTAGCCGAGGTTGCGGCCGTAGCTCGCGCCGTTGATCAGGGTCACAGATGACCCGCTCGGCGTGCCGAAGTCAATGCCGTAATGGA